GCTGAAACTTATGAATTTGGGCGACTTGATGAATTGGAGTTACGTTTAAATGAGTGAAAATTTTAAACAAATGTTAGCGGAAAGCGGCTTACCCACAGAAGAAACACAAATCCGTCAAGAATTTGAACGCTTAACCGCAGAAGAAGGCTTAATCACCAATACAAGCCGAATGAGTCCATTCTGGCGATTAATTACTGCCATTGCGGTTAAGCCTGTGAAGTGGCTGACTGACCATTTAATCGCGGAAATTCTGCCAAATTTATTTGTAAAAACTGCAAAAGATAGTTGGTTACAAATTCAAGCGTGGGCAGTGGGTTTAGATTTTAAAGCTGCAACAAAAGCAGAAGGTGTCGTGCATTTTACAAAAGAAAGCGATGTAACCGATCTCACCATTAAAGCTGGCACTGTGATTCAGACAGAGCGTATTAATGATGTGATTTTCCGTTTGATTGTGACAAAAGATACCCTTATTCCTAAAGGTGTGTTGCGTGCGCCTGTGCCAGTAATCGCAGAGCAGGCTGGCGCAAATTTCAATTTGGCTGCAGGTTATTATCGCATCTTGCCAGAATCTATTGCGGGAATAAGAGCGGTAGAAAATTTAGAAGATTGGCTAACATCGCCAGGTGCTGACAGAGAAACTAACGATGAATTACGTGAACGTTACCGCACGCAGTTTTCGAGCGTAGGGCAATACCATATTGACAGTGTTTACAAAGGCATGATTGCGAAAGTTGCAGCCTTATCTGTGGATAGGATTTATTTTAAACACGATGCGCCACGTGGGCCAGGTACAGCAAACGCTTATTTGTTGTTAGACACAGGCGTAACCAGTCAGCCCTTTATTGATAAAGTCAATCGCCATGTGCGTGATGAGGGCTTTCACGGCCACGGTGATGATTTGATTTGCTACGCTATGCCAGAAACTAAACATAATTTAACGTGCGCCATTTACTTTCAGCCGTCCATTTTTGTCGGCGACGTGCGTAAACAAGAAATTGTACAACAAGTGGAAAATATGATCCGCTGCGCATTCCGCGAAAATAATAATTATGGTGTAACAAGAACTTACCCTTTTAGTCGTTTTAGCTGGTCAAAATTGGGCGAAGAAATCCATGACAACATCAGCGAAATTGCATCTATCGTATGGGGGCAAAGCGATATTCAAAGCGATTTATCTATTCCGCGCATTCAGCAATTATCAGTCACAGTCCAAAAGTAAGGGGAGAAAATGAAAATAAAATTGCCCTTTTGGATGGATAAAGGCGAATTAAGCAAAATCGCCGTGCTATTCGGAAAATGGTGGGATTATGTTTTAAGTGCGGTCAAATTCCCCTTCAATATTTTAGATGAAGAACACTGCAGTGAACGCATTTTAAATTTAATCGCCTATCAACGAGACGTAGAACGATTTGAGGGCGAGCCGTTGGAGTTGTTCCGCAAGCGCGTGAAATATGCCTTTTTAAATGCGAAAGATGCAGGCAGTAAAGCGGGCTTTATCCGTATTTTTGAACGCCTAGGGATCGGGTATGTAGAAATTGAAGAAAGGTTCGACGTGGAAAACTGGGATGTAATCAAAATTCGCTTGAGCGATTCTCAGTTAGCCAAGAAAACGGAATTATTGAATTTAATCATCCGAAAATATGGCCGCACTTGTCGGCGTTATACCTTTGAAGTGATTACAAAAGAAAGTGTGACGATTCACCATGGCGAATTTAATCACGATTATCAAAGTTTTTATGTGAAAGTAAACTGATAATAACAACAATAATAAGAGGTTTATTTATGGCTAGTTTAATTACGCCACAATTTGAACGTTACGTTACAGAACAAACCGTTGCACGTGGCACGGTGCAGTTTGATGAATTTATTTTCGCCAACATTCCGGGTTTAAATGAAAACAATCTTGCGCAATATCTCACTATGCCGACATCAGCACAAATTGTACACCGTCAATCCGTATCACAAAGTGGTGTAATAAATGAAAATGCCGTGGTGTATTCGGTGACGATTGGTACGGAAGTGGGCGATTTTGATTTCAATTTCATCGGCTTGATCAATAAATCAAAAAATATGCTTGCTGTTGCTGTGCAAACTGCGCCAGTAAAGAAAATTCGTAATAAAAATGCTGTACAAGGTAACAGTATTACCCGAAATATCCTTTTAGAATTTTCAGGTGCAAAAGCATTAACTGGGATTAATGTTAATGCTAATACATGGCAAATTGATTTTACGGTGCGTTTACACGGGCTTGATGAGAAAATCCGTTTAACCAATCGTGATTTATATGGTAGAGCGGTATTCTTCGATGATGGTTTCCTGGTTAAACGTAAAACAGGTAATCAATTTACTATTCAACCAGGTGTAGCTTATGTTGAAGGGGTGCGTATGGATTTAACCGCACTTTATAACCTCACCGCAAACAATCTACCGTGCTCAGTTTATGCCGATGTTGTGCATCATTGCACCGTAACGGGCGAATACCAAACCGAAATTAAGTATCTCATGCAATCAAAATCAGATTATGTGGATACCGCAAATCGCCAGCATTATGTGCAAATCCTTGCCGACATTGACAGCCAAGGCAATGTGACAGATCGTCGCTTGCTTTCGCCATTTTTGGGGATGAATCCGCTCACATTAGATGACACAACCGAAAATAACAAAGATAAACAGGGCCATACGCACAAGTTACCTATTGCAAGTCTTGTTAAGCGTGGCATTGTAAAATTGTTCTCAGGCTATGATTCAGATGCCGAAGATATGGCTGCAACGCCGAAAGCAATTAAAGGCTTAAAAGCATTAATTGATGCAATTACGCGCAATTTAGGTAATTACATTCCAAACAGCAAAAAATCCTCTGCAGTAAATAGCAATAGCGCAGAAACCGTCGCAACCAGTGCGGCGGTTAAGACGGCTTACGATAAAGGCGTAGAAGCAAAAACTGCTGCAGACAACGCCCAGCGTAGTGCAAATGATGGCATAAATAGAGCTAATAATGCGCAATCATCGGCAAATGAAGCAAATAATAATGCGAATGGTCGAGTATCTAAATGGGGCGATACGATGATTGGAAGTCTTGCCATTACAGGTAGTCTATCTGGCGGTTTTGCCAATGGGCTTATGCTTAAAAATAAAGCTGGCGGTCAAAATACAAGTGTGTTTGTTGATTTTTATCAAACAGACAATATCCCTCGCGCATCAATGTGGATGAGAGACGCAGGTAAGAATTCTACTCAAATCGAATTTCTCAACACGCCAGAGGGGGCGGATTGGAATATAGACAGCCGACAAAATGTATTTACGATTACATCATCTGGTAACCTGTGGAGCAAGGCATTCGGCTGGCTGCATGATTACTTCATGAAACGATCTGACTTTATTCATACCTGGTATCCAAATCATTACAACGGGACCACAGTTTACAAGATTAGACATCTTAATTTAATGATTACTGTAATGTATGCCACAGGAGATAAGGAGCTTATTTTGCCTGAAATTTATGATGGTCATTTTGGCGTGTGGGCAACAGATAGAGGGACAGGCAAAATATCAGTCAATAGCAATTATCCTGTCGGTAATAACCGTGTTAGAGTTGGCGGTAGAGGAGATACTGCAGTGTCAGTATTAGTTATTGGTCATAAAAACGTTTAGGAAATATATGTTAAAACAATTTAACCCAGAATTATTATCATTTAGAGATCCAACTACAAAAGAAGATGGTTGGTTCGATGTCGCTACACAAGATGATATTAATGCTATTTCATTGAGTATTACAAATGGCGGTTGTGTTTGGGTCGAAAATGGACAAATAAAATGCTCAGGAAAAGCTCCGAGTGAATTTCATTTTTTTAATGATAAAACAAAAAAATTCGAAATTTCAGAAAATAAAAAAAATGAGTATTTAAATAAGCGAAAATCTATTTTAATGACAACAATTGCCAATAAAACTGATAATTTTAAGGCACAATATCTTGCAGGCTATTCGCAAGCGGAAATTGATAGTTTTTACCGACAAGAACGTGAGGCGCGAAACGAATTGCCGTTGATGTTACTTACTGAAATTTTTGAAGGGCGTGATGACTTAAAATCAGTCGATGATCTGAAAAAGAAAGTAATTGAAAAAGCGGATTTGTTTGCAATCATCATGGGGAAATTGTTTGCCATTAAGCAAGGGTTTGAAACCCACATTGAAAAGGCTCAAACAATGGAAGATCTAGATAAAATCGAAGAGGATATTAACAAATGGCAAAAAATTTAAAAACCTGGGGTTATCACGTTTTAATAGCTGCAGATCAGTTTTTTAATGCTCTTACTGGCGGTGCGGCAGATGAAACTTTATCAAGCCGTACTTATCGCCGCGCAATATTAACGCAAAGCAAACCTAAAAAGCGTTGGCGCGTGCTTTATCGTGTCATCAATGGTTTATTCCGTGATCCGAATCATTGCGAAACAGCATACCATAGCGAATTAAACCGCAAGCAATATTCGGACGACTTTAAAATAAATTAACAGGTGTTTTTAACATGTGGCAAAAACAAAAACTAAAATTATCCCCACAGGCAAAAACAACACTACAAAACGTACAAAAGGGGATTATTTCCCCTTTTTCGTTATCTGTAAGTGGCACAAAATTGGGCGTGCATAATTGGTCGCACGGTATCAAAGAAAAATCCAATCACTATTTGTCAC